AAGATCCAAATTCAGATTTAGTATGCCTTGGTGGCATGTTAATAATTAATCGTTTAATTTTACCAGCAGCTAGTTTATTAAACTTGTCAGCGATTTCTTTATGATGTCTACCCTCAATAAAATCTGGCCAGACGTGTTTTACAAAAGTTAAAAAATCAGATCTGATTTTAGACTCTTTTGTTTTTTGATCATGCTTATTCATTAATAAGGCTAGCTCACGTCTTACATCTGCAGGTAGCTTATCTATGTTTTTTAACTTTTCTTTATCTATTTTCATTTCAAAAAAATTTTCTGCAAAATTTTTAGAGGTTGATTTTGAAACCTTGCAAAGTATTTTATCACTATCTATTTAAAAAACCTAGCATAAAGTGTTTGCTCTGGGACCCCTTTGTATAAAAAAAGAAAAGGTTTTATTAAAAAATTTTAAAATCGGTAATGGTTCTGGTACCTCTATGCCCCGCGCACAACCTGTGATTGTGGCGCCAGCCCACGCGTTGAGTTAGCCTCGCCACAACCTGTAGTTGATGCATTTACTGCATACAACTATTAATCGAGAAGTGTCATATAAGCTTTAGGATTTAACCTACTAAACTTATCCAAGCACTTTTGCATTTTATCCCACTGCTCTAATGCCTCGTGATAAAATACTTTATCATGCAAGTCTGCCTCCTCTACAGTTAAGAACTCTCGTTCTCCTGTAAATCTATTTCTTCTTTCTTCTGTTTTCATATCCCATATCATATAGGATATATCAAGCATTGTCAACCCTATATTGTTTATTAATTAAATAATATTTCTTTTTATTTATATCATCTAATTTATTGAAATGCCTTCCTAAAAACTTCCAGCGACCTGAAGAAATATATTCTATTAAGAATAACTTTCCTGTTTTGTAATCTCTAATACCATAACCTAAAGAAGAGTAAGTTCTTATTTTTTTTCTTATTTCTTCTTTTAAATTAAAATATTCAAAATAACTTATTTGACATATAGCCGAAAATCTTTTTCGGCTGTATAAATTATTTTTTGTTCTAAACATTATCCCTCCTTATTTTTTAACTCTTAACATTGCATCAATAAATCTTTGGTTCTCTGCTAGCTTTCTGTCAATCTCTCTAATCTTCATCTCAGAGAATAAAAACAATCCGAACCCTCCAACTATTAATCCTACGCCAATATACATTATTAAATTATAGTCCATTAGTTCCTCGCTTTCTTGTAAGTTATCATTGGGTTTATGCATGTTGTATATCTTTCTAAAACTGTGTCCCAGAAACACATATACTTTTTGCCTCCCTGTTCCCAGACTCTGCAACCCTCTTTGTTTAAATTGCCGACTCTGAATATTGTTTTATTATACTTTATAGCTTTCCATGAAACTACAAAGTCTGTTTGATCTTCTATTCTTTTAATTATATCTTTCATAATAAGACTATCCTATATTAAATAGGATAGTCTGTCAATCATTATTATGCTTCTATTTGTTTTATTTTAGAAGTATCAATAATCCAAGCTATCCCAATCTTTTTAGTTGTTTGGTCTAGTTGTTTTATTAATTCTTCAGGTGTGCCGCTTTCCATAACTTGATCTATTGCTTTTGTTTTTAGATCCTCAAGTTGTTTGAGCTTCAGTCCTTCTGGTCTTCTTCTTATTTCACGATCAACCAGATCACGCGCCCAATCTTTCATTTGTTCTTCGCAATCGGACAGTGATAAACTTTCTTCACGATCAAAACGATAAGAATTAAAATTATTTTTTTTACTCTCATCTTGATCCGCTTTCTTTTTAAAGAAAGTACGAGCTTTATCTCGTACCGCCTGTAATTGAGCTTCAGCTCTCTTAAACTCATTTAAGATTTTATCTGCGCCCATTTTCTTTGCGAGCTTGCCTACTATTTTTTCAGTAGCTTCCGCCCTGTATTGTTTAACGAGCAATTCTTGTTCCTCAATTAAAGGATTGAAATTTCTTTTCACCTTTGATTTGAAATGCTCAAGTTGATACTTAGTCATTGTTTTACTCATATTTATTTTTCCTTTCTGTATCCCAGACTATCCTATATAAAATAATCTGTCAAGTCCTATTCCCGCGCACAACCTGGAGTTGTATGGTCCAGTTTAGAATGGTTCTAATGTAGCTTTTTTATTATATACACTAACCACCATCCCCAGCCGCCGTCCAAGTGTATAGGATTTTTTAGGATATGTCAAGAAAAATATTTTAATTTATTTTTATGCCTGCCTTATTCTTGCCTTATTTCTCCTATACATTCCCATCATGACTTATTTAATAATTAAAACAATAAAATGGGATAACCTTCCAAACAGTTATAGAATTGTTGATGATACAACAGATATCAACAAAGCTAATGATATGTTGCAGGGTTACAACCTAATCGAGAAGGATAAAAATACAACTTACTCGATAGTAAAATTTGAACAACCTCTGGTTTTAAAAGAGGCTGTTTAATATCAAGCGGGGAACTTAGAATTAAAGCTATGCCCCGCCTGATCCCTGGACATATGGACCTGGATACAGGCCTAAGCCCTGGTCGACCGGTAAATAATTACTGTCGGGCTTCAACCCATGTGTCCTGGGATCAGT